TCTGTGTCAAGACAAGAAGGTCGGGCTACAAAGGATCAAGGATCTGTATTCGTCTGTACCAAAGCAGGGACAGAATGCTGTGGTCAAACGTGGGTTTACGCAGAGGTTGGATGCGTTGGCACCAGATGCAGAGTTAACGATGGACGAACTACAAAAAGAATACGGTTTACTGGTGGGCGCAGAGCAGAGCGGCTACGAGGTGTTGCGTGTAAGCAGGGTAGAGCAGGATTACATTGCAGCAATGATGAGGAGGGGGGACGATCTACTGTCTGCTCCTCGCATAAAGTTGTCTACCTTCCATGCTATGAAGGGTGGAGAAGATGACAACTGTTTGGTATACTTAGGGTCTACCAAGTCTGCCTGTGAAAGCAGGTTTCAAGACGACGAGCACAGGGCGTTTTATGTTGGGATAACCCGAGCACGTAATTCTCTGTACATATTACAATCAACAAACAATTACAGGTACACGATATGAGATGTTTATATTGCGGAGAGCAGATGATTCAGGGTGGTGATCATGACTCGGACGAGGAGGGGTTCATTATGGTATCGAACTTCTCCTGTCCGAGGTGCGGGTCATTTGCTTTGTTCTATTTTCCAAATGATGAAGAGGAGCAAACAATCCAATGAAACGTCAAAAGGTTTTGGAGACAGCAGCAAAACTAATCCATGGTGACAGGGCCAAGGACTACGGTGATGCATACAAAAACCATCAACGCATAGCCGATGGATGGAATATAATAATAGAAGGAGCCATAGAAAAGCATGGTCAAATAACTCCGGCCCACGTCACGCTGATGATGGACTGGGTAAAAACGAGCAGACTAATAGAAACAATAGACCACGAGGATTCGTGGATTGATAAAGCAGGATACACCGCCTTGGGTGCGGAGTTCATTGAGGAGAAATAATATGCAGGTAAACCTGTTTGGTAGTGCATTGCACCATCAGATCAAAGGAGAGTTAGATCTAATAGATCAAGACTGGAACATACCGCCAGAGTACCCAGACCTGACAAGCTACAAAGATGTAGCTGTAGATCTAGAGACCTATGATCCTAACATCAAAACGCTAGGGCCAGGATGGGCACGTAAGGACGGACACATCATCGGCATAGCTGTGGCAGCAGGGGAATACAAAGGATACTTCCCGATACGCCACGAGAACTCACACAATCTAGATCCGAAGTTCACACTCAAGTGGCTGAAGAAACAGATGTCAGTGCCAGACATGAACGTGATAATGCACAACGCAACCTACGATGCAGGATGGATGAGAGCCGAGGGCATAGAAATAAAAGGCAGGATCATTGACACGATGATTACTGGCGCATTGGTGGACGAGAACCGTTGGTCCTTTGGTCTTGATGCGATGGCTCGAGACTACGTGCAGCTTCGAAAGGATGAGAAACTCCTACAGGCAGCAGCCAAGGAGTGGGGCGTAGATCCAAAGGCCGAGATGTATAAGCTACCACCCAAGTATGTAGGAGCTTATGCAGAGCAGGACGCGGTTGCTACTCTCAAATTATGGGAGGCACTAAAGGTTAAGCTAGAGAAAGAAGAACTCTGGCACATCTGGAATATAGAAACAGATCTCATACGTTGCATGTTGGACATGAGATCCAAGGGTGTACGTGTCAATCTGGACAAGGCTGAGATCAATAAGAAAATAATCAAAGAGAAGACGGTTGTTTTACGAGACTACCTCAACCGTGAAGCAGGTATGGAGGTGGACATCTGGGCCTCTGCTTCGATAGCCAAAATGTTTGATGAACTAAACATGGAGTATTTTACTACGGATAAAGGTGCGCCATCGTTTACCAAAGCCTTTCTAAACGACCACCCATCTAAAGTTTGTCGAGCTTTAGTCAAGCTACGTGAGTTGGACAAGGCAGACGCCACGTTCATCGACAGTATACTGCGCCACGAACACAACGGACGGATACACACAGAGCTACACTCCACGCGGAGAGATGAAGGAGGCACGGTTACTGGACGCTTCTCATCATCCAACCCAAACCTACAGCAGATTCCTGCTCGAGATCCCGACATCAAGAAGATGATCCGTGGTTTGTTTATACCAGAGGATGGTTGCCAGTGGGGGTCGTTTGACTATTCAAGCCAAGAGCCAAGATTACTGGTACACTTTGCAGCCTCCGTGCCTGTTGGATTGAGACACTCTGTGGTCGACAACATTGTAGACGAGTTCAACACAGGAGATGTAGATCTCCACCAGATGGTGGCAGACCTAGCAGGAATTACTCGTAAGCAAGCCAAGACTGTGAACCTTGGCATTATGTATGGCATGGGCGTGGCTAAGTTGGCAGATCAACTTGGTATACCTGCGGATGACGCGAAGAGTTTGATCAGACAACACAGGGACAAGGTGCCGTTTGTTAAAGGTCTTGCAGATCTGGCTACCAAACAGGCATCGGACAATGGTCAGATACGCACTCTCCTGGGCCGTAAGTGCAGGTTTCCCCTTTGGGAGCCTCTTACCTTCGGAGTAGGCAAACCCCTACCTCACGATGAAGCACAGAAGGAGTACGGCAAACAGATCAAACGAGCCTTCACATACAAGGCGTTGAACAGATTGATTCAAGGGTCAGCAGCCGACCAAACAAAGAAAGCGATGCTTGATTGTTACAACGAGGGACTTACTCCTATGCTTACGGTGCATGATGAGTTATGCTTCAACATAGAAGATGAAGCCCAAGTCGGAAAAATAAAAGAACTAATGGAAACAGGTGTACCTCTCAAGGTGCCCTCTAAAATTGACGTAGATATTCAACCAGATTGGGGAGAAGTAGAATGATAGATCCAAACATGAAGACACTTGGACTAAGAGAAATGCATCCAATGCAGGTAAAATGCCTGATGGATTTTGTTGGCACGACCATAGAGTTGGCTGCTGAAACAGGAGATGAAAAAACTTTACGAGATGTAGAGGCGTCTGCTGATGAACTTATACAACTGCTAGGAGGCAGGGGTGTAAAAGTAGAAGTGGAAGAAGACTAGTCGCTACGTCTTTGTATTTCTAGGTTGGCACTCTGCGAAGCAGGATCACCGAAGACACTTGGAGCGATGGTCTGCGCTCTCTCTACAAACCCTTCTGTTAAATTACCCGCTGTGTTTCTGATTTGAGCCAAGGTGTTTCTAACTGGAGTTGTGATAGCCTGTGGAAAAGACACCTCGGCCTGTGGCTGTTCTACTTCAGGAGTAGTTACCACTGGTGTAGCCTCGGCTACCCTACGTGCTCGATCCGCACGACGCTCTGCAAGTCTGGCATCTCTTTCTTCTTTTGCTACCAATGGCTGTAATTTTTGAAGACGACGTTCATTAGACAGCCTGTTTAGTTCTCCCCAAGGACGTTCTTTAATTAAATATTTTTTGTCTTCGCTACGCATTTCCAGCATGACATCTTTAATAAGTTCTTGGGATGCCAGACCGGGCCAAAACTCTCCACGCATAATGACATTAATTTCTTTTCCACCCATGCCTGATTTTTTAAGCCCTGCACGGATAGATTGGTCACTTGCACCCATGGCTCGAGCAGCTTCAATTTTGTAGTACAAGTTGCTTTGCTCACGGTATAAGTTATCGAGGTACGTGTTCCAACCTTCTATAACTTCTGGTATGGTTGCATCTGCACGTTTAATTTCTCTATTGGCAGAACCTTTAGCCGAGGATCTAAGGGGTAGGTACTCTCCACCTTGAAACTCGAAGTCAGTTCTTGTGTTGACGTTGATAGGTGTAAGACCTGTAACAACTCGGGCAAGCTCTTCATTAACCGCATACTCTTGACCACGAGTGCCTCCCTGATCCTTTATCGCTCGAAGCAATCGACCCTCTTGAAACTTACCAGATCGTTCTTCCTGAAACATGCGACCATAGCCTGGAATGTATGTGCCAGCTATGTGAACAAGACTCTTTTGCATTTTAGTTCCAAAAGAATCTGAGCCTACATAAACTTTTGAACCTGTCTGTGTTTCTCCGTCTCGACCAATCCAAGACTGTGGCAGCACATCTCTCACCCGTTCGTAGATCAAGGATTCAGACAAGAACGGTTCGGCGTAACCCTCGATAGCAGACCAAGCAGAGTTTAATATTTGATCAGCCTCGCCTTTACCTAACTCACCTCGCTCAAAGTATGTTCGAAGAGCAGCCCGGGCAGGGTCTAAAACAAATGCATGTGGGAAGATAAAGCTTAAATCTCCCATAGATATTTTACCACGCTTATCGTTATCGAGAACAATCATCTGATGTCCGTCGTAGAAGTCTGCTGTTAAGGTAAGAGCGGCGTTCATTTCCTGCTCTGTGGTTCCTGTTGCAAGCATCGAAGCTTTGGTCATGGCTGCTGGAAGAATCGCGGACGTAGCTACATAGGATGTAAGTCTGTTAGTTCCGATACCGTGGATGCGTCGTTCAAGGATCTTTGCGTTCTCTTCTCCTATTGATTCGATAAGAGCTTTACCTGCATCTGTGTTAGGATCTATTTTAAACGACAACTCCTTAATTCCTCGAGCTAAAGTGTTAGCAGAGTTCCTGATGTTTTCAGATGCGAACGATGTAAAGTTACCAAACACTGGGATGGCATCGAGTCTACGGATTGCTTTACCTACACGGCTGTAAACAGGCATGGTATCTTTAACAATGTCGCCCGACATTGTTAGGAGAAAGTTTGCAGGGGATTGTTCAAGAGATAAAGACGCACCACGTTTGGCTATGCCTTGTTCTAC